TATAATCAATGCAAATATAATGCAAGATTACATTACGATAATCACTTAATCGTTATTATTATAATATTATTTATAAAACTTTTATTCTAAAATTAAACTTTTAATACTCTTCTCACCTTGAATTATTTCCGTGTTCGCCTTTGACCTGATACATTTATATTGAATAGAACCTTTTTCTTTTAGTTGCCTCTCAGCTACCCGCTTTCCTTTTAAGCAGGCGCTCATAGATGGCTGGATTCTATGCTCCTTTATCTCGTGGTTTACGAACATTAATAGTGCTATTACCGTTTCTACCATAATTGTTAGTGTGTACCACCGTTCTTGTACACAATCTCCCTATTTGCGTCCTTTAATTTCTCAATGTCCTGCGACATTTTCTCTACTTGTTTTTGTAAAAATTCTATATTCACTTTGTTGGTCATATTCTGCTCAAGATTTTCCTCAATCTTTTCCACAGACTTATATAAATCCTCTATCAACATAAATTGCTCCGAGTCGGCAGGTAAACTTCCCATTTCTCCACGAGGCCACTTAATTCTAAATTCTGTATTCTTTTCTAAATCACTTGACATCAATTTTAATTCTGTTGAGTGTCTATTCAATTGCTCTGTTATACCGAAATAACTCCACACTCCTATTGCCACGGCTCCAATTATGGCCAGCATATTACGGACCGGCATAGAAATGGCGGTGTTGTCGCTTAAATCTAATCTATTATTTTTCATTCTCCTCCGTTGGTTCATAGTATTCTTTATACTGGTCAATTAAATCGTTTTGTACTTTTAATTGATTTCTTATTTTTGCAAAGTTTTTGGCCAACATTTCAAAATCTTTATCTGTTAGACCAAATAAAACTGGGTCAATACCATCAGCTTCTAATTTTTCAAATACTTCTTGAGCATTTTCACTAGTGATAATATGCCAATGTATTTTTTCCATCTCCAACGGAGTTGGTTTTTCTAAATTAAGTTTAGCTCTTGGTACTTCCTGTTTAAATATTTCTAATTGTTTTACACCACCACAACCTGATAAAAATAAACACAGCATTAATGGTACTGCAATTATCCAAGCAAGTCTGTATGTTTTATCTTTAGTATTGTACATAATTCGGGTTTGCTATTGAAGGACACTCTGGATTTATTTCAGATTTCTTCGTAGCTTTAATCTCTTTCTCTGTCAATGGTGAACCACTTGCAATCTCTAAACATCTAGCTGCGTTATCACCACCTTTGTTAATAATTCTTTCTATGACCTTTGACTTTTCTATGGCCACTTTACCTATATCTCTTTTACCTTTATTAAATCTTTTATCTAGGTCTTCAAAATCTTTTTTCAATACGTTTATTAACTTATTCATATCCTTATTAGCTTGTAGGATATTATCAAAATCTTTTTTTTGGTTCTCTATTAATTGTTTCTGCTCTGATACAGCAGACTCTAACTTAATTTGATTTGCTTTTAACGTTGCATTATCAGCTCTTAACTTAAAAACATAGGCGCCGGCGCCGGCAAGACCGGCAACCATAACACCTATCATAATCATTCTAATACTACCAAACATTTTATTTTTTCCAAAATTTTAGTTTCTTTGCCATAGCAGATACATCTTCAAACTTTTCGTTGACATACCAACCTGCAATAAAACCTACAATAAATCCTATTGTTATAAACATATTAGTCTCCTATTTTTACGTTTCTTTTTCTATGACCATTCCAAGCAACAAAGCCACCTAATCTTAATGACCAGTATGCTAGATAATTCATAAGATAAAAACCATTAACGTTAATGTTTATATCTCTAAAGATTTCGTCAGCTCTCTTTTGAGATATTTTACCTAACGTGTCTCTTTTATTTTCTCTTAATAAAGTCTCATACTTATAAGCATAGTCGTGTACAAGGCCACCTAATAATAATACACCAACTGGTGAGAAAAATGTTCTTAAAAATTTTGGTATACTAGCACCATCAAATTTAAAACCAGCAGGTATTACATATTTGTTTCCGTTTAACACATAATTAAAATCATTTATTAGTTCCCAATTTCTAGTACCTAATAACCACATAACTATTGCTTTAAAAAAACCTTTACCTTTTGTTTTAATTGGTAGAGGTCTTAAATCTGGCATTGATGTGTATGCGAAAGTATAACATTTAGGTTTCTTTCTATCAAATAAATTGATGGCAAAACCTAATATTACAAACGCAATTAACAATGACCATTGCCAAAACTTCATTGCTAAACTAACTAATAGCTCCATATTAATCCTTACTTTTTTTATTCGTATCTATATATGTCTGGTAAATCTTATGTGCCTGACCTAAATTCTTTTTCTTTTCAGGATCCTTTGCTCTTTTACTTGCAACTTTAGCTCTCTGCGACATTGCTATAGCAGCCTGCATTTTGTGAGCGTGTGTTTTACCAGAACCTTTTATCTTACTTACAGATTTTCTAGCAGTTTCGCCATCTGTAAAACCTAAACCGTGAATTGTACCTTTAGGATTTTCATCTGTATATAAATCTGAATGTTTATCTGAACCTGCTTTTTGACCAGGTTTCCTAGGTATTCTAGGATTCTTTTCATTATTCAGACCTACACCACGTCTTGACCTATGACCTTTTCCTTTAGGTGGATAATCACCTAAACTGGCCATTGGTGCCATATGTGAATAAGAACCTAAACTAAAACCTGATATATACTCTTTAAACTTTTTCATACTTTTGATTTTTCTCTGATAGTAGGTTTAGTTTTTTCTTCTTCAATTCTTATTTCTTCTTTAACAATACCTGATAGTTCATCAACCTTTTCATCTAATTTATCTAGTGTATTTAAAACACCTTTTAAAACCACATTATTGTTATCGTTGTTTTCTTTTATTTTAGCACCAAATTTTTTCATAATTGTTCTTCTCATAAGTTCTTCAGTATCTTTTTCATTATCTTTTTTGTATTTGTTATGAGATTTTGTTAATGGGTGTTTAGCATTAGGGGCCATATCTACACCGCCGTGTGCTACTGCGTTTGTTGGTGCGTCTTCATCAATCTTGTTGATGATTTCATCCATCATTTCTTTATAATGTTTGGGCATATTCTGTCTCCGATACTAGTTCGTCACCTCTTTCATAAACGTCAATACCAAAACAAGTCATATACGGCTCTTGTTCAATATTTAATTCAGGTATTTCTCCTTCTTCTTTTAAAAGATTGTCATATAAATTCTGTTCTTTTAAATAAGATATAACACCTGATTCTATAGCGTCTTTGTATTTTACGTATTCTTTATCTTCTTTAATTAATAATGCTAATGCAACAGCAAAAGAGCCTAGTTTACCACCTAGACCTACTTTTGATAATATCTTTTTGATATTAAATACAAACCTGTGAAGAAGTGTATAATGCTTCTTATCAGATTGTCTAATTACGTTTCTGTATTTAATTAATACCTTACCTTTTTCATCAATAATACCTCTTTTAAATGCCTCTGTTTTTTCAAACGGAGTTATAAGCATTTTGACCACTCTGTAAGTTATTAAAAAATCAATACCTCTACTCATTATAGTTCCCTTAGCATTTGTGTTATGTTTTCATCATCTTCAACCTCATTTAATTCGTGAGGGTATAGATAACCTAGATAACTACAAACAGATTTTAGTATTGGCCAATATTGTTTATCTATTTTAAATAATAATAAAGTCATACAGGCCTCTGAACCAAAAACATTATGTAATAATATAATATGATTTAGTATCAATCTAATTTTTATTTCGCCTAGTGTTTCATACTTACGAAATAATCTTTTGAGATATTTAAATCTCTTTATATCATCATCAAACTCTTGTTGTTTTTCAAGAGTAGGGTTGTCGTAATTTTGCATAGCATACAACAACCAATTCTGTTTGGTTATCTCTTCAAACATTTACACTAGTTTAGCGTAAACTTTAGACATTCCAGTTTTTAATGTTTCGTATTCAACTTGAAGCTTTAAACCACCTTCTTTTCTATGAGAAATACCATCATCATTAATATCTGAACCATCTACGTCCTTGCCAAATCTTCCTCCGCCAAATTTAACTTCAGCTGTAAAATTACCCTTATCGCCTGTCACTTCTTGAACAGGTACAAAAAGACCAATTTTCATTAGGTTGTTTCTTATTTCTTCTACTGCGTGACTAGCCACCATATATTCTTTCATAGCTGTGCCACCAAGAAATGCATTTACTCTTTTTAAAACTTCAGGATCCTGTACATTATGAGGACCAATACTACCATCTTCAAACGAAGCAGCAGTAGGTGTTCCTACGTGTCCACCATCAAGTGTTTCCTTAATGTTCAAATGTTGTTTAAATGTTTTCATTTTCCTTTTCCTTTTATTTGTACTTATCTGATTTCTTTTTCGTTCCATCTGAACGAGCAATCAGACCTTTCGCTTTAAGGTGTGCCTTATCTGTAAAACCTGCCTTACCTGCTTTAAAACGTTTCATAGCGTCAGCAGTATTAGGAGCTTTTTCACCTAAAACATCTTCCTCAAAGTCTTTCAAATTCTCATCTTCTACAAAAGATTTAAATTTTTTCATCTTTTTTCTTCTTTACTTTTTTCTTAATTGGTGATACTTCAGGTTCGTCATTAGATATTCTATGTGACTCACCTTTTTTATCAGCAATCATTATTAAGTTTGAAGCAAATTGAATAGCACCATTTAAAGCATTTAAATTACTTTTCATAGCACCTAAATCTACTTCTACTTTTCCTATATTCTTTTTCAACTCATCAAAATCATCTGACAATTTTTGCCTATGATTTTCAAGTTCTTTTAATGTTATAATAGACATAATATTTTCCAATCATAATTACACGGTTGTGTAGTCGTTACCACCAATGATATTCCAAGAACCATTTTTAAACATTAACATAGCAGTTTTACCAGCACCAGATAAAACAACACTAGTGTGTCCTCTTAAACTAGCCGGTGTAATAGTAGCTGCGAATGAGCCACCTGCTGAAGTGTTAATAAAGATTTTAATTTGACCATCACTACCATTTGCTAATGAAATTGTACCTGCTTGTGAACCTGCGTTAATTTCAGTAATAGCTGAATCGGTATCTGCAACAATAACGGTAGAACCGTCTGTTGTGATTTGTTGTGATGATTGTTTCAATCCTAAAAATGTAGGAATATTATTGAATATTGAACCTGCACTTACTTTTTTATTGATTGGTGTTCCGCTTGGGTCATCCACTACGTGGAATAAATCAACGGATGCTAATGCGTTACCTAAATCGGTAAGCTGTGTGATTTTCTTATCTGCCATTTTTTTCTCCTAAAAACCCTTAATGGGTATGCTACTTGTACCAGTTGATACAATCACTTTGTTAATATATTTATAAGGGCAGGAACATAGTTCCTACCCCTATGTTTATTGATTATTAAGCGTCAGCTGAATTAGTCAATGCGACCAATGTCTCAAACTGGACTCTTCCTGCTCTACCACCAGAACCAGTTGTTTTTAGGTTCCAGCCTGCGTGTGCAATTTTACCAGATTGAGTCTCTGTGTCTTTAAAATTAAAAAGACCCATAGTAACCCCTGTGATAAAGTTGTTAGCAGTTGTATCACCGAATAAATCAGTTCTATTTGCTGAGCTTGGTGTTTTTTTGATGTATGCTACTGCCCACAAAGGTGCGCTAGCAGCTGCGTCTGTATTACTCCAAGATGACATAGTATTCTCTCCCTTTAAGTTAAATTATTGGTACTCAATTCTTAATATGTACCAATATTTATAAGGGAATTAGTCTTTGTCCCAAAATAATGGGTCGGTGACTTCGCTATGGTCTACATAACAATTGAGAGACCATTTAGGTACGGTCTCTTTATCTTCACCTACTACGAATACTTTATGGAGATAATCTTCGTTGTTAAAAAATATTACTTCACCTGGTCCGTAGGTCATACTTTCCCACTTGCCAGTTTTTTCATTTAATATTTCAGTTCTTGTATAGTTTTGTAAACCAACAACTACATTTAAAGGTGCCGATTTATCTTTTCTACCAGAATCTTTTGCGTCTGATACAAATACTCTATCATCAAAATGTGATATGTATTCTTCTCTTTGACCTTTTGTGTGAGCTGCCGTAGCGGCTGCGTAATCGTCTTTGTGTGGTTCTAGTTCTAGTGTTGTGCAATTCCAGTCCCATAAAAATGAGAAAGGTTTAATTTTAACACCAATGCTTTCATTAATAGCATTTTCAATATGTTTTGGTAATTGATTGTCGTATATATTATAGTACCAAGTTCCTTTTCTACAAGGAAACTCGTTGTGCCATTTATAATCTTTTTTGGGGAATAAGGTATTTAATTCTGAACACAATTTTTGAACGTCATACTTTAAATCGTATTTCTTAATTAACATATTACATCATCTTTTTAAGAAGTCTCAAAGTTCTTGAAGTATCACCATTGTGAACAATACCTTGTCCACCTCTGGCTCTAAACTCATTTACATTTTTAGGATAGTCGTCAATAAGTATTGCGTCTTTCTTAGCAAACTGCTGTTTTTGTACACGCTTAACTAAATTAATTCTATTTGATGATATACCTAGGTTTTTGGTTGCCCAAAATCTTTTTCCTGGTATACAATTCTTGTCGTAAGTATCTTCTACATAAGCAGATAGTATTTCAACATCATACCTTTTTAAAGTATTCCAAAGTTGTTTACCACCTGACATCCAAGGTAACTCTCGCCAAAAATTAGGGTTAGATTTTATCATACCCCATTTTTCGGACTTACTACCTTTAGACCAATCTGTAATTGATTTACCTGTAAGAGACTCAGCGCCTTTTACAAAGTCAACAAGAACACCATCCATATCACAATATATTTTTTTCATAGTGTTGTCCTTTCATACTTATACTATAACATATGGAAGGCATATGGCAAGCGTTTTTTTACTTATTATAGTTGATTTTTGGTTCAGTTTCTACTTTAGTCTTCTTCATACCTGTCATAGTAGTACCATTACCATCTGATTCTTTTTTATACTTTTTGTCAATCATATTAAAAAAGTTTTTCTTTTCAACATCTGACATAGAAGCTAAACCTTTACCAGTTTTTTCTAGTTCTTTTTTGAACATCTTTTGGTATTCGCTATCTTCAGTATGTTTAGATAAATTTCTTACTGCTTCCTCAACACTACCAGGTTTGTTTTTTAAATAACCCATTTTAACTACCCTTTACTTTTTTTGCTAAATCTTTATCTGCACCACCCCAAGTACCACTTGATTTAGTGACAAAAGAATTAACACGAGCTAAAGCCCATTGTACTTGCGTTGCACCTGGTCTATGACCACCTCGCCAAGCTGCCATACCTCTATCATATACCTTTTTCAATACTGAATAAGGCATACCAGATTTATCTGCTTTTTTTCTTACTGCCGCTATACTCTCATAGACTTCTCTAGCAGGATGATTTTCGTTTTTTATTTTCATACCTTTTTTCTTCAACCTCTCTATATCTGCTAATGACATAGCATTTTCGTCTTTCTTCAAAATCTTATCTGCAATTTCGTGGCCTTTTTTAATTGTTTTCTTTTGTAAAGGTGGTTCATCATTCATCACCTTTTTAGCCTGTGCCATTCCTATTGCGTAAGCGTCATCTTTTTTCATTTCATTTTTTAATGCCTTATCAATCATTTTTGCTTGAGCGGCGTGTTTATCACTAGCGCCTTTCAACATATCTTTAACTTTTTTAATCACTTTCTCATCATCTTTATTTAATTCTTCAGGCACACAATTAGGTACTTGTTTACCACCTTTATTCTTCATACCAACTTGTTTATATCCTGTCCAACAAGCTTCAAACATTTCTTCGTCTAGTTCTTCACCAAACTCAATATTTTTTACCGTAAACTTCATATTTCTTACGGCTAGTTTACTTCTTGAACCACTTGAAATAAAAGGTATATTTTCTTTACCTAATTTTTGTAAATCAGAATCTTTAAACTTATTTAAAATATTCATAAGTTGTCTTGCTCTAGCAGCTGAAATCTTTTTACCTCTAAAAGGTTCGTATTCTTTTTTAAGAGTTGCAATCATTTGAGGTGTGATACCTTCTTCAATTGTTTCCTCTGCAACAACATTAGCACCATAAAAGTTCATTAAGTCTTTTGCAAAGTTATTTAAATCTTTACCTTTACCATCAACTCTAATTACACCACCATTTACTGAAACACCTAAATTTTGTTTCATTAAATCTGCGATTGCTTTCTTTCGTTTATCCATATCTTGTATGGTAACTTTCATTTTTTTAAATTCTTTTATTTCTTCTTCTTTAACTTCTTCTTTTTCTCTTTTCATTTTATCACGCATATGTTTATACGCAATACCAACTTGAAGTAATGGCTCACCTGTTTCAGGATTTACCATTTTTTCAGTTTCTTTTTTAGCAACTTTGGCTTTATCTGTTTCTCTTTGTGCTTTTAATCTATTAATCTCTGCTTGTTTTTGGTCTACTTGTTGTTTTAATTTTTCTTTGTCATCTGTTTTTTCTGTCGCTGATTGCGCCTCTGAATCTGGTGCTACATCATCTTTCTTTTTCTTTTTGTCCATTTCATTAGCAGCTTCAGCCCAAGTTTCTACATTTTCTTTAATTTTTTCTCTAGGTGGTTTTTCATCTGAAGCGTCTTGAGCAGAGTCGCCGTCTTCTTCACCTAATATTGCTTTGACTGCTTTAATATTAAGACCTAATTCTTTTGCAATCTTAGCCGCTGACGCACCTTGTTTTCTCATTGCGTCTATCTCTGACATTCTTCCTTCAATTAAATCTGAAATATGTTTGATACCTGCGTCTTTAATTGCAAGTTGAGTTGGCACATCCATATTTGCAATCATTTTTTTAACTGCTGGTGTGACATCTGATTTAGTTTTAAATTGCCAAATCTTTTTTATGTTTTGAATTTGTTTGTCGTTTAGTTTTGATTGTAGGTAACCAACTTCGTTTAGTTCTACCTCAGCCATTGCCTCTGACATTGTTTTTCTATATCTGCTCATTAGTTATCTACCTTTGCTCCTGCTCTCCATTGGTAACAAGACCAATATCTAGCTTTTGTTTTTGGACCAGGATTATCGCAATTGTGCCTTGCTCTGAAAGATTTACGTCTTTCTGGATTATCTCTTTTGATACTTAATCCTGTTGTGTCACCAAACGATACTTTCTTAATTTTATCACCGTCTCTAACATATACATAAAATTTCTTACTACCACCACGTATTGGGTCATTAAGTTTGACCTTTTTACCTTGATACATAGCCTCTTCAATGCCTTCTAATTCGTGTTCATAAATTACATCTTCACAGGCTTTGTCAATATTATCGTATTGTTTAAACGTTTTTACTTTCTTCATTAAATTCTCTCTATCATTTTAGCAACAGCCTCTTTAAGCTTTGCTTCCCATTGTTCTTTGTATCGTTCCCTATATTTATTCATTGTGGACTCTGAAGCCGCCCATTCTTTTACTTCTTTTTGAGTAGGTTTATCTGTTTCTCTCTCTAGGAAACCTTTTACTCTTTTGATTTTAGGGTTATCACCACTACCTGGCTGTGATGGTTTGTAAGTAGGATTTTCAAAACCTGGATAATCTGGCTCACCTGGTGTTATGGTTGACGTGTGTTTATAGTAGTCGTTACCAATGTCTGTACTTTCAACTTTTGTTTTGAGTTCGTTATATAACTCTCCAAACATCTTCTTAAATTTCTTCGTGTGCTTACTAGGCCTTGTCTTTGCTGTCTTATCTCCAGGTGCTGGTTCGTTGTCATTTTTGGTTGTGTCTTTGCCTTTAAAATGGCTAGCTCGTTTATCTTTAACATCTTTTTTTAGTCCACTATAATACTTTTTAGGTTGAGTTCCTTTTTTATCTTTCACATCTTTATCTTGAGCAAGTCTATCAGTATGTGCTTTAGAAGCTTCTGATACTGCCTCAAATCCATAATCAACGTCTAGGTTATATTCCCTCACGTCTACCTCTCTATCTGCCGATATAGGTACACAATCCCA